AGTTCAGAGAACTGTAAGTTTACATTATATGAAGTCATAGATCCATCTTGATATGTCATATAAGATCCATCTGGAGTGTAATCAACTGTGAAATTAGTAAGAGCACATGTTTTGATTTGATTCATAAATGGATGTTGAGATCCAGTGTTTCCGAAAATATATTCTAAAGCAAAAACATTTGGAGATAGTAGGAATAGATTGGTCTTACCTTTTCTAACTGCCATTTCAGTTTTGAAAGTTCTTATGATTTCTTTTACGATGTTTGCTTCACTAGAACTTCTTGGAGTGAATTTATAATTATAACTAAATGTTCTTAGAGTTGGTCCTTGGAATAATAATTCCAGATTATTGTTTAGAACAGCACCAGTAGACCTTCCAACTACATTCGCACCAACTGCCTGTCCAGCAAAATATGCTCTAATATATTCTGGCATACCGCCTGTATCCGCAATATTTTGAGCGAATGACTTAGCATCTGTTGCTAATCCTTCAAGGGCTCCCATAAAATCAGCATTACCAACTTTTTCTATAGCCTTCATGGCAGCACCCGCTGCTGCCATTTGAAATGGATTTAATGAATCCTGATTCCATGATACTGAGTTTGAATCCGATATTGAAGGATGCATTGGAAGGAAAATAGTTTTTCCAGCACTCTTTTTTCTTCCAGCAGATTCTGTTGATGGAGAAGAGAAAGATCCTCCAGTTGGAAGCCCTGGGGGAGCATATTCAATAACAGTTACTTTCAAATAATCTAGAGAGGCACTTCTAGATTCTGGATAGACTAAGGTAGAACCTCCATCAGCAGATCCACCCTTTTTCGAATCTGCCGCTTGTTCGCTGTTTAGCGCCCCTTCTCCAGTCAATCCATCCGCATTAAGATTTGGATCTATACCAAAAGTTTCATTTCCAAATGAATCCTTACTTAAATAATCGGCAGCATTTTTTATTGTATCTTGATATGCTGGGTTATTTGCTAATTCTGCCATGAATACATCTGGAGCACCTTTTTGAAATGCTTCGGATGTATTTAAATTAACGTCTGCCCATTGTACAGATCCATCAACATTTGAAAATGATGAACTAAAATCTACTTCTGATGAATTAAAAGGTATCGTAGGAGTTCTATTTACAGTTACATTGCTTCCATCATCAGTATTTGAAGTCGCAGTAAAAGAAAGTCCATCTAAAAGGAATGTACTACTTGTAGTTCCTTGTGTTAATGCCATTTACATACTTTTTAGTTATTTATAGACCCAATTCTTCTTCTGTGATTATTTTAAATTCAATCATTCTATCCGCACACCATTCTCTAGCTGCGTTCCACTTAGCAATATTTTTATTATAAGTAAGAACCTCAGTAATATAAGTCTTTTTTTTCTTTCCTTTAGTTTGTTTTGGTTCTATCGTTTGTCTTTTTGGCTTCACTTCAATTAGATATTTTTTTATATTTCCACTACTTTCCTTTATCTTTACAATAAAATCTGGGAAGTACCTGCGAACTTTATTAGTTGTTGGATCATAATACGGTATAAAAAATTCTTCGCTTCCCCACTCCAGTATTTTATCATTCCTATCACAATATCTCATAAATTTCAACTCCCAAGATGATCTATAAATTATATTTCTTGAGTCTCCTTTATATTTTTCTGGATGCTGTGGATTAAATCTTCCTTGATGATATTTTTCTTCTCGCATACATAATATATAAGGTCTAACGAGTATTTATAGATGGCTGCTGTACCACCAAAGAATTATAGTATAAGCGACTTTAAATCAAGAGCACTAAGACTTGCCCAGACTTCATTATATCAAATTACTATAGTTCCCCCAAAAGCAATCTTTCAGAATACTGAGGACATTACTCTTTTGTGTAATGAAGCAGCTTTACCTGGATCTTCTTTAGCAACCCATGACGTAACAAATGATTATCATGGCGTTACTGAGAAGATGGCATACAGAAGAATATATGATGAAACTGTTAGTATGACTTTTTATGTTGATAGATCTTACAAGGTAGTTAAATTTTTTGAAGAGTGGATTGAGTTTATTGCTGGTCAAGGGACAACAATCGGAAAGCAGTCATATACGGATCCTTATGTAATGTATAGGATGAACTATCCTCAAGAATATAAATCAAAATTACATATAGTAAAATTTGAAAAGGATCATCACACGGTTGGAAGAGCTCCACTACCAGCAGGAAAGAAGGGTGGCGCAACTTTAGATTATGAGTTTATTGGAGCTTTTCCAAATAGCATCACTGCGATGCCAGTTACATATAATCAGAGTGAAATATTGAAGTGTAATGTTTCATTCTATTTCATAAGATATGTTGTAAACACCAAATCAAGTTCTGTAATTGGATCTCCATCCACAACTCCTACAAATCCATTGGCAATTGGTGGAGCCGTTCCTCCAGATTTAAATCTAAAAGATGTAATTGTAAATTCTGAAGACTTTGACTATACTAAAGTTACTAGATTCAGATCTGATGAATATTATAATAATTTTGGCAATAACGCTGAGGATGCTACAAACACTGCTAACTTCTTTGGAGTGGCATAATAAATAAAGTACATGAATTGTATAGGAGATTATGCCTTTACCAAAGATTTCTACACCAACTTATGAGATTGAGTTGCCATCTACAGGAAAACCAGTTAAGTTTAGACCGTTCCTAGTTAAAGAAGAAAAACTTCTTTTGCTGGCAATGGAAACAGAGGATACAAAGCAAATTACAACAGCTCTAAAAGAAGTTTTAAAATCGTGTATTCACACGAGAGGTATTAAGGTAGAAGAGTTATCAACGTTTGATATTGAATATTTGTTTTTAAATATTAGAGCAAAGTCTGTTGGAGAAGACATTGAAGTTAATTTACTCTCTCCAGATGATGGGGAAACGAATGTTACAGTATCAATTAATGTTGATGATATTAAGGTAGTAAGAACTGAAGGTCATTCGAATGTAATTAAACTTGATCCAAAACTATACATGGAGATGAAGTATCCATCTCTTGACCAATTTATTAAAAATAATTTTGATTTTGAAGATCAGGGGATGGATCAATCATTTGAACTTATTGCTTCATGTATTGATAAGATCTATAATGAGGAGGAAGTTTGGGTTGCTTCTGATGTAACAAAAAAAGAACTGACAGAATTTCTTGAGCAAATGAATAGTATTCAATTTAAAGAAATTGAAAAGTTTTTTGATACCATGCCAAAATTATCTCATGAAGTTAAGTTTGTAAATCCAAAAACTGGAAATGAAAATACTGTAGTATTGGAGGGTCTTTCTAGTTTTTTCGCCTAGGTATGGTATACATGGACTTGGAGGGTTACTACAAACTAAACTTCTCCTTAGTCCAGTACCATAAATACTCATTAACAGAAATTGAAAATTTGATGCCTTGGGAAAGGGACATTTATGTTGGTATGTTAATTAATCACTTAGAAGAAGAGAAACTAAAACAACAGCAAAGATCCTAATGTCTAAACGAGCGGAATCATTAAGAAAGGCATATGAGTTTAAGCTCGGTAAAAAAATTGTAGCCAATCTTTCCGATCAACAGATTGAGGATCTTTCAAAGTTTTATAATTCTTTAAGTGAGGTAGAGCAAAGAAAAATTGATAGTGATATATTTAAAGGAAAATCAAATCCTCTTGACGATATGGCGAAAGGATTTGTTGAAGACTCTAAAACAAAACCAGCACCAAAAAAGCCCAAGGCAACAACTAAAAAAACTAAGGCACCCAAAAAAGAAGAACTGCCAGAAGGTCTTGATGATCTAATTAAAGATATTGTAAGTGAAGAAGTAGAAGATAAGATTCCAGATGGTCTTGATGATCTTTTAAAGCAAGTTAATGATAGTCCTGCTGCTACTACAACAAAGAAACCTACTAGAAAACGCACAAATAAAAAAACACAGACGCCAACACCAATACAACCAGAAACAAAGACTACTTCTATAGTAAAATCTCCACAAAAACTCGCTGGGGATGTAGATCCAAAAATAGTTTCTTTACTTGGAACTGATGTTTTTGATCTTACGGAGGATGAATACTATACTCTTCTGAAGGAGAAGACTTTTGAGGCAAAAGAATCTTCTTCAACTGAAGATTATCAATTATTGGTGGCAGAACTTAGACGTGTAAAAGAT